ACCGCTTACGAGTGCGATGCCACTATGGTTGACCTACAGCTAGGTGACGCACCTGGTGACGTTCAGACTTTCTGCGAGCAGCGAGTCGGTGGCGAGTGGGCACTAACCCTAGAGGGAATCGTCTCTGGTGACGCAACTTCGCTTTACCGAGTGCTTTGGGCTAACTTCGGAACTACCGCAGCTTTCACCATTGCACCTAACGGCAACTCAACTGCTACCAGCAACGAGCCACACTACGAGGGAACTGTGAAGTTCAACGAGCTTCCACCTCTTTCCCTTACCAGCAACAACACTTCTACCTTCTCTGTAACTCTCCGAGTAGACAACGCTGTGCATGACCCAGCTGAGGACATCTATTACGGCGTGGAGATCGTAACCGCGTAATCCTATGGAGCAGACCGGAGTCAAGGTCAAGGGACTACGTTCAGTAACCAAAGCGTTGCAGAATGTAGGTGTCCCAAACAAAGAGATAACCGATGCAGCTAAGAGATCAGCTGACAGGGTTGTCAATGAGGCAAAGACTTTGGCTCCGGTTCGCTCTGGAGCGCTCAGGGACTCAATCCGAATAGCTGCTAGAGCTACGGGGCGAGTTTCAATCAGCGCGGGTAACAACGGGCGAGTCCCTTACGCAAATCCAATCCATTGGGGTTGGTTCAAACGCAACATCAAACCGCAGCCTTTTTTCATTAGAGCGATAGGATTGACTCGCAATGATGTCTACCAGGACTATCTACGCGAATTAGAGTCACTTATCGTAAGAGAAACAGCGAAAGCAAGGAACGCAGATGATTAAGTTTGAGGAACTAACCCTAGGTGAGATTGAGGAACTAGAGCTAATGCTCAATTCCGGTTTCGACTCAGCCTTTGCAGACGGCAAGCCAAAGGGTAGAGCGCTCAGGGTGCTTTACTACATTTTCAAGCGCAGAGAAAACGCAGACTTCAAGTTTGAAGACACAGAGAAGCTTACGCAAAAGGAAGCTCTAGAGTTTCTAACGGCTGACGCAAAAAAAGAGTAAGAGAGGAAGCTGCTGATCGCTTAGCAAGGTTCTGCCTGGCAACAGGTCTAGCACCTAGCGAGATTAGACAGCTAACTCTTGAGGAATTGACCGCTTTTAGGAAAGCAGTAGAGGAGCGCAACCAATGAGCTTAGTTCTCAATGTCGAAATCTTGGGAGAGTTCAAGAAGCTCACTACTGCTACCAACGGCGCTGCTAAGGATCTAAACTCCCTAAAGAAAACCACAGACAAAATCTCCAAGGGCATGAAAACTGCTCTAAGCGCTATCGGTCTAGGCTTCTCGCTGGGTGTTGTAGTCCGAGAGCTAAAGGAAGCTTCTAAAGCTGCAATTGAGGATGTCAAGTCTCAAGAGCTTCTAGCTTTGTCATTGCAGGCAAGCACCAAAGCAACCGATAACCAGATTGCAGCAGTCGAAAAGGTAATTGGCAAGTATCAGCTTCAAGCTTCGGTAGCCGATGACGAGTTGCGCCCAGCTTTCGCAAAGCTAACTCAGTCAACAGGCAACCTAGAGGAATCAAGCAAGCTTCTAGGAATCGCCCTGGATGTTTCTGCAGGTTCTGGTAAGTCCCTAGATGCAGTTACTCAGGCAATGTCCAAAGCCCTAGAGGGAAGCACCGGAGCGCTAGAGCGCCTACTCCCAGCCGTCAAGGGCGTTGATGACCCAATGGCATTCCTAGAGGAACGCTTCAAGGGTGCAGCTTCCGCCGCTTCAAACACAGACCCTTACACCAGAATGAACATCTTGTTCGGTGAGCTACAAGAGCAGGTCGGTATGGCTTTGCTTCCTTACCTAGAGGACTTTTCCGATTGGCTAGCTGAGCCTGGCACGACAGTAATGCTTCAGGACATTGTGAAAATCATTGTCGACATGATCAAGAGCTTTGGTGAAGCTGTGAGCTGGGCTGTGAAGTATAAGGACGTTCTAATTCCTTTGGCAACGGTCATTGGTAGTGTTCTTACCGCTGTAAAAGCAGTTTCAACCGCTATGACTGTTTACAACACAATTGCATCAGCAGTAATCGCCAGAAATGCTGCAGTCGCAGCAAGCAATGCAGCTCTAGCCGCTTCCAATACAACTGTCGCAGCAACGGCTAACGCAGCAGCAACGGCTATGAGGGCTTTGGCAGCTCTTGCAGCGGTAGGCGCAGTTCTTACTATTCCGGGAAGCTCTGCTCTGCCTGGCACAGTCCCTAGCACAATGCCTAAGCCTGACCCGATTGCACCAATGGAAGTATTCCCTGGCAACGCCCCACAGACTGGACTCCCAGGTGTAACTACTAAGCCACCGACAACCGGAACTACTACTAAACCGCCTGTAGTCGTAAATCAGAACATTACTGTCAATAGCGCCAGCACTAACGCCAGCGGAGTTGTCAGTAGCTTGCAGGCTTACCAGAACCAGAACGGCGCGACTTTCGCTAGGTTGCTAAAGTGAGTGACGTTCTACCTAACTTTGACATTACTAGTGATCTAAAGGTTGAGTTCTACCTACCAGACGCTGAGGGAAACTTATTTGTTCTAGGCATCTCGCTTCTAGGTGGAGATGACATCCTTGCTGGTTCAGGTCAGTTTATTATTGGGCTTTCACTACTGAACGGCACAGATGTTCTTGGTGGTGACGCAATTATTGGTTTCACTTGGCAAGCTTTTGAGTGCAGCACTAGCGAAGTAAGAACTAGTGTCGGCGGAGAAGTTCAGGATGCGCTTTATTTCCAGCCAGAATCAGCGCAGGCAAGCATTACAGTTCAGAACCTGCTAATCGACCCAACTCAAAACCCAGCTTTCCGTCCAGGAGTGCCGATAAGAGTTCGACTTGATCGCGACCCAATTGACATCACTCTATTCAACGGTTTTATAGACACAATTCAGGTCAGCTACGATAGCGAAAGCAATCAGCACCTTATGAAGCTCACAGCTTTTGATAACTTCAAGCGCTTTGTAAACTCTCGCTTGTCTGAGCTAGACACGACAGGTGGAGACTTCCCAGACGGGTATGCAACACCTTATGAGGTCATTACGATTCTAGCTGCTCGTTTTGGCACTTCTATGCACAGCAGTAGCGCAATTACTCGCGGAAAAATACCAGGAGAGTTGCTGCAGAACTTCATTCCGAACACACCGCTTTATGAAGCTATTCAAGTCGGACTAGGTTTGTTTTGGTTGGATCCTGAAACTCAAGAGTTCGTTTTCATTCCACGCGTGGCTCCTGATGTGACCGAAAGCACCTACTCAATTGGCAATAATCACGGCGAGCCACTACACCTTTGCATGAGTGATCTCACAGTAGCCAGCGACATTGACGCAGTATTCAACTCGCTAAAGGTAAGCCTAAAATCTGACAGCGATACTTCGGTGCTAGTTCGCAACACCGACTCAATCGAACTCTACGGAGAGTTTGCACTTGACGCTGATCTAAACACTACTGACACAGACGAGCTGACTAGCTGGGCTAACGCAGTATTCAACTCAACTCAGAAACAACTTGTCAAGAGCGTAGAAACACCAGCAATTGACCGACTTGGCAATTTGACTCACGCTGCAGTATTCCTACCTGGCGAAACTGTCGCGGTAGATTATCAAACACCACAACTCAACATCAACCAGGGCTACACCATTACCAAGGTGAGTCATAACATCAACGTAAACCAATGGTTCACTACACTAGAGCTTTGGAAGGAATTCTAGAATGTCCTATAAAACTTTTGTCAACGGCTTCCCGCTCAACGCCTCGGAGCTGAATGAGTATCTTATGTCGCAGGTTATTTCAACCTTTGTGGATTCTGCTGCTAGAACTGCCGCTATCGAGACTCCACTAGAAGGACAGGTTACTTATCTAACCGGAGCTAACGTATTTCAGTATTACAACGGAAGTGCCTGGGTTGACCTGCTAAGCAGCGGGAGCGTCAGCAACAAGACTGCCAACTACTCGACTGTTGCTACTGATGCTGGCAATACAATCAACAGCACCGGCTCAGCGATCACTATCACAGTAGAC